GAGCGCCAACGCCCTCGACAAAGGCGTTGCTGCTGCCTCTGGTGCGGATGAGGACAACTTCCTGACCGCCGCAACTGTTGCCGAAGCCCGCGCCAAGCTGGGCGAGCGTGGCGACGAGCTGGACGTACTGGTTGTCCACCCCTCCGTCGGCTTCTACCTGTATCAGGTGGGAATGCTGACCTTCTCCACCTCAGCACTCGCCGCATCCGGCGCTGTGACCTGGGGCGGCGGCGGCGTGGGCGTTGGCGCACGCAGCATCGGCCAATTCGCCGGTTGTGACGTGATCATGGACCCCTCGGTGAACACCGTGGCTCCTGGCACCTCCACCCACCAGATCGAGTTCTACTGCTACCTGACCAAGCGTGGCACGATCCTCGAAGGTGTGCAGCAGGATCTCCGCATCGAAGCCGACCGCAACGTGCTGTCGAAGCAGGACGTCCTCTCCGTGGATTACCACACCGCCTACCACGTGATGGGCACCAAGTGGACCAACGCAGGCGACAACCCGACCAACACCGGTCTGGCCACCGCAGGCAACTGGAGCGCCACCTACGACATCGACCTGATCCCCATGGTTCAGCTCACCGTCAACAGCCCCCTCGACACCTCCGTCATCGCCTGATACGGTTATTTCGGATCCCCCATCAGCCCCACTTCGGTGGGGCTTTTTTATTGCCGCTACACTGAGACAAAGTGATTTGTTATTGCTGTGGCCGCAGTAATCGACGCCACATTAAAGGGAGCTTCCTCCAACAGCTATGTAACGCTGGCTGAGGCAAACTCGTACTTTGAAACCACGCCCGAAAGCAGCACCTGGGACGATAAGACCGACGATCAAAAGAACCGCTCTTTAATCTCAGCAACCCGCTGGATCGACAGCCTTAATTTTTACGGCGACCGCTGCAGCACAAGCCAAGCACTGAGCTGGCCCCGCAACAATTACCACGTCGACCGCATCGAACTGGTCTGCGACGTAATCCCCGCCGAAATCAAATACGCAACCTATGAACTGGCCCGCGCCCTAGCCAACGATCCAGACGCCGTAACCGGCAACACCGGCACCGAGGGTATCTACGACGAAGTGAAGCTAGGCGAGCTGGAAGTGAAATACAGCAAACAAAGCCAAGCCGTCGGCACCATCAACAACGTCTTCGACGTTTACCCCTGGCTGCAGTCTTACCTTGGTGCGTACACCATCGGCGGCTCCGGCAGCTACCAAGTCCGTGTTGTGAGGGGTTGAGATGTCACTCATTGACGACGTTTTCAAGGGTATCCCCGCCCCACTTTTAAGCAAGTGGGGCCAAGACCTTACATACGTCAAAGCGGCAACAACCGAAACCTACGACCCAGCCACTGGAACGATCAGCGGCACAGAGACGAATGTAACAGTCAAAGGCATCATCACCAAACTGAACCCAAAAGAGTTCAGAGGCGATTACCAATCAACAGACATCAAGATAATTATTGGTAACTCCGAGCTTGGTGACTATTACCCGAATGTGCGCGACCGTCTTGAGTACGAGGAAGCCGGATCAACTCGACTGGGACGCATTATTGATATCGATACCTATCGAGGCGAGCAAGCGATTCTGCACATTCTTGTAGTGAGGCCGCAGTAATGGCTAAGAAGACACTTAAAGATGACCTGGTTAGGGACCAGCGTCGTGCAGCCAACAAAACCATACGCACGGTGGCCCGAAACGTTATGAACGGATTAGCCGAGGCTGGTCCTGAGTGGAGCGGTGACTTTAAGGATAGCTGGGCTAGCTATTCTGCTTCTAGCGGCGAAATGGGCACCGGCACATATCCGTACAAACTAGGAGATGTCCCTGATCTTCCGGTCACAGCCAGAGAGATGGCTAGGAAAACCCGACTAATTATTGAGAACACAGCCCCGCACGCTGCCATTGCACTAGATCTTGAGCCAGGTGAGTTTGTAAACCCAGGATTTGAGCCCAAGGGAGACGTTGTTTCTCGGGGCATAAGACGTGATTCTGGTATCCGTGGTGATATAGGCAGCGGAAGCGGTAATAACCGATCCACCGCACCTCTCGACTGGTACACGACGTATGCGAGAGGCGGTAAAATAGCTAAAGCTGTCCAGAAAGGAATACGAGTGGTAACAAGGGAAGCTAATCAAGGCCGATTCACGGAGATGTAAGGCATGAACTATCAAGGAATCCGCGCCAAGTTTGAGTCCCCTTTGTTAACGGCTTACAACAGTCTTAGCCCGTCTGTACCCGTTTATTTCGACAATATATTCGCAACAGGCAAGAAAGCGGACGACGAGTTTATCTTTGTAAATATCCAATTCGGCGTAACTACAGAAGCGACACTAACAACATCCTCAGATTATGTACAAGGTGTTGTAGTGGTCCGTGCTTATGCGAAAAAAGGCGTAGGACCAGCTCGCAGCCAAGCGCTAATAGACACAGCTTTTACGACATTGCAGACGATAAACGATACAGGAAAACCGGACAGCGGCATCTACGTCCGCACTGGATCAATCGATGGTCCGAGTTTTGGAACGGGATCAACGGACCAAGAATCCAGGATTGCGTTTACGCCGTATTTTATTTCTCGTATCGAGACTGACTTCACGGCGCAGGTTATTTCGTAAATAGCAACATCGGCTAACCTAGAGTTAGCCGGGCTGTGCCCGCGACACTCCCTACCGATAGGTCTTACCTATGGCAACCGTCCTCTCGGGCACCTCCGGCGCCCTGTACTACAAACCAGCCGGAACTTCTGTCACCACTCTTACCGCTTCCGCATTCCCAGCTACTGGCGGCGACATTACTGTCGGCACCTATCTGGGCTTCCAGGTCAACGACCCCGTGACCCTGGCCTACCCCGCTGGAGCGACCACCACTGGCGCGATTGCTGCCGGTGATTACTACGTGTTGACCTATTCAGAGTCAACCGGCGTGATGACCCTCAGCTCCACGGTGGGTGGTTCAGAAGAGACCGCAACTGCAGCACCTACTGGCTTTGGTTCGGACACCGCAAGCATCACCTACACCGCCGCCGCCGTTGTCGGTCAGGTGCGTGAATGGAGTTTTGAGATCACCCGCAGCGAGATCGATGTCACCACAATCGGTCAGACTGTTACCGGTACTGCTCCTTTCCGGGCTTACATCCCTGGCTTTGCTGACGGTTCCGGCTCGGCCACCGTCTATACCACCGACGACGACACTCTGCTCTCTAGCCGTCTGATCCAAGACGTGATCCAGCGCGAGCAGAATGGCGCCACGATGAAGCTATACATCGACCGCATCATCAGCTCTGGTTCGGTTAACGACACCACCAGCCGCTCCATCGAAGTTCCCGTGATTTTGACTTCCGCAAGTCTGAGCGTGAACCCCGACGACGGCCAAAGCGTGGAGATCGCCTTCCGTCCCAGCTCTGCACCTACCTTCGACTTCAGCAAGTCCTGATAGATTCGAAAGGCAGATGGGAATCGCCCCGGTTCTACCGGGGCTTTTTGCTGTAAACCGCTACACTAACCACATACACAACTAATTCAATGCCTGTCGCACTTCGCGCAATTGATCGTCTCCGTAAAGCTGCAAACATGGAGCCGATCAAAAAGGAAGTCGAATTATCAGATGGATCGATTTTCGAGCTTTGGTTTACTCCGTTGACTATGGCTGAGCGCGAACGCGCACAACGCCAAGCCAAATCCGATGATGCCAGTGCATTTGCTCTGCAGCTGCTGATCAACAAAGCCCAGGACGAGAACGGCACAAAGCTATTTAAGGCTGGCGAGATCGACATCCTGAAGAACGAAGTCAAGGACAAGGATCTTCAATCCCTGATGCTGGCAATCTTGACTGAGGAGACCGAAGCGACAGACGACATGAAAAGCACTGCAGAGTGAGATCGAGAAGGATCCTGCTCTGCAGTTCCAGTTCTTCCTAGCCGGCGAGTTAAAGATGACGCTCAGCGAACTCCAATCCCGCATGAGCCAGGAAGAACTGCTGGGCTGGCACGCCTACTACACGTACCGAGCCAAGGTCGAAGAAGAAGCATACGAGAAAGCCAAACGCCGCCGCTAAAGTGGTTAGTAGGTGTTAAGTTGCTGTGGCAAGCTATCAGCAGACAATTGAGCTTGTCCTACGCGGCGAAGAGCGGCTTAAAAAGCTGCAAAGCCGTGTAACAGCCTTAAACAAAGAAGTTGAGAAAATAAAACAACCGACAGCAAAAGCCGGGACGAACGTCTTGGCCGATATTGCAAAAGAAGCCGCTGTTGAACAGAAAAAGTACAACAACGAGACCAATAGAACTTTACTAAACCAAATTAAACTCAATTCCGCTGTAGATCTCTACCAGCGGAGACTCAAGGCTGTTTACACCACCGCTGCTCCAGAACAGAAACAGTTCCAAGGCCGTTTAGAGGATATCTCGAGGGCTTTCAACGTATTTAAAGACCAAAAAAATGTAGCAGGCGTTCAGGCCGTATCAACAGAGCTGGGGCGCATCATTGAGTACAGCAACGAAATAAAGCGGTCTGAGATAGCCCGAGTAAAAAGTGCTGTACGCTTACGGGAATACATCGCAGAGATAAACAGGTTAAAAGCAGCGGGTCTAAACGTAAGTAAAGCAGAAAAAACACTAGAGCAAGTAAAAGTTGACCTCGGCACAAACAGGTTCAGACAAGCCGGAGCGCTTGAGGTTGTGCTTAAGGACAGACTAAAACTTTTAAAGCAGGAAGAACAGCAGATACGCAAAAACAGGCAGGAGGCCGAAAAGCGCACCGGAACTTCTAAGACTGGTACAGCCGGACTCCTTGAACAAGCCGGTGCATTTGGTCTTGGTGCTGGTTTCCCACTGCTGTTTGGTGGCGGTGTCGGTCAGGTCGCCGGTGGTGCGATGGGAACCGCCATAGCGCAGGCTTTCGGACTGGCTGGAGAGGCCGCCATGGGTCTCCAGATCGCCTTATCCGCAG